TAACCACATGCACGAAGGTGTCCCGTTCATGAACGGCCGTTCACTGGCCAAGGTCACTACCCTCGTGGGCAATGTGATTCATATCACCGATTTCGCGTTCCTCAACCGCGTTGACCCTGAGACCGGCGAAGTGAAACGCTATGCCGTCTTCACCATCGCGGAGAATCGCAACAACTTCTTCTTCGGTAGCCAGGGCATCAACGAGGTTCTGGCATCCCTCTCCGCCGAGGAGAAGACCGAACTTGCTAACGTTCCCGTTGCGGTGAAGCAGGGAACGGCCTTCAAGTCCGGGAACACCTTCACCTATCTGGAGTTCCCAGAAGATTGATTCTTACCCCTCATAACTGAAAATAGCCGCCGGCAAGGCCCTGGGCTTTTATAGTCTGGGGCCTTGCTCATACCTAGCCAGAGAAGGAAACAGCATGGCACGCAAAAGATACAAGACAAGCGTTGAGAAACGAGCGCGAGACGCGCGGTATCGCGTGAGGAAACGCGCCGATAGACTCGTCATAAAGGCGAAGGAATCCGGAGATAGTGCGCGGGTACGCGCGGCGGAAATGTACCGCCAGCACGTCTATAACGTGGTGGCCGCCTCGCTCAAGCACAAGCCTGTGAAGCTCACCAAGGCCGAATATTCCGCGATGGATGCCGAGACGCAAAAGGCCTATAAGACGGCTCTTAAGCGTGAGCAAACGGCATACCGGCGTCAGCTACAGACCTTTTTGAGACGTTCCGAAAAGCTCACGGCCAAGGAAGCAGTGCGGGAAATCCGCGAAAACATGATAGCCGAGAACCGACTCCGTAACCCGAGCACGCCTAAGGAAGCCTTTGCCGGTCGGCTCTTGTACTCTCTGACTGTATCCGTCTGGCAACCGGCCGAGGCGGCCGGGATCGACCGCAACCAGGCGATCGTTAACGCACTCGGAGTTAGAACCCTGAGTGAGGCGTATAACATCGTGGCGTCACGTATCAACGGCGAAATTGCCCAGCTCATGGAGGGCGAGGGCATCGAACCGGGCGATTATCGTTTGCTTGATGCGCTGAAGAATTGGAAGTCTGGCGACCTTATCACTGGCGATGTGTCGTGGGAGGAGCTCTACCACTTGATGCAAAATACCCAGGAAATCCGTGGGAAGCTCCTCGACCCCACGACAGTGGCAAACCGTAAACAGCATCGTGGGTTAAGCTGATATCAGACGTTACTGGAAAGAGGAAGGAAGGGCGCACAATATGTCCGGTAAAAGCGCCACCAAGAAACCGCCAAAGCCAATGCGCGTGGTTGCCGCGTTTGATACGGAGACAACCGATTTGGGAGACTGCGCGTTTGCGTATCTGTATACTTTTGCACTCAACCCGCACGCGCTGGAAGACGCGCCAGGGCAAACGGAATACGTGTTTGCCCGAACCGAGGGAGATGCCGTTATGACGCTGTGCCGTCTCATCAAAGAGGGCAAGGACGGCGGCTATATCCCTATCGTGGTTGTGTACAACTTGGCTTTTGATATCCAGACTCTCCTTGCTGATGTGGCGGCAACGTGGTCGGTTAACATCGTGGCCAAAACACCCAGTGAGCTGTACGCTTTCGACCTGGTTGACAAGGACGGCGGAAAGCTCCTACGCCTTTGGGATTTGCACGGAATGAACCCTAACGGCGTGGTAGAGCTTGGCCGCATCGTCGGAATCCCGAAACTCTATGGGAGTCTGGACTATCGCAAGGTTCGTCACGCCATGACGCCGTTGACGGAGGCTGAACTCGCCTATTGCACACACGACGTGGATATCCTCCTGGCGTATGCCCGGTGGCTACTCAAGGCCAACGACTGGCTTAAACCGGAGTGGCTCGGATCGCGTCTCATGACCAACGCCGGTATAGTGCGTTTGTATGCCCAGACTGTCATAGGAAATCTCAAATTTAAGAAGACCGATGCCAAAAAGACCATGAGCACGCGATATGCGTATGCGAGGTTTTGCGCCACCCAACTCCCACAGAATCTCGACACCTACCGTCTTCGTAAGGCTTGCACGCGCGGCGGCCTCAACATCAACAGTCCTACCGCCATGCGAAGGATCTGGCATGACGTGAGCCGCTGGGACTGTGTGTCCATGTATCACGCTTTCCTCGATGGCGACCGCGTACCGTGCGACTTCCAGGCGGTGGGCGTGACGGTGCTACGCCGCGCCCTTTTGGAGACTCTCGATCGTACTGCGGATGAGATTCTAACGGATTACGCGCAACCCTTCCCCGCCGCGTTTCATGCACACGTCGTGCTCAAGGGCGTTCGGCTCAAGCCGGGCACGCCCTGGGAACGGTGGCAGATTGGCATCATGTCACGCGACAGATTCCGCGACCACATCCGCCACGCCGCCGAGTCCGATACTGTGCAAGACGTGGACGGTGATACGACTAGCAATCCGGTTTTCGCATACGGAAAACTTATGTCGGCCGGGATCGTGGATACGTGCGTGAATGAAGTCGAATGGTGGTTACTTAATCAGGCTTATGAGGTCGACGAATGGGCGGTTGTCGGTGGCGAACTGTCGAACAGATGGAAACGTCCGTTCGATTATGTGGCCCTCCAGTCGAATATTTTGTACGAATGGAAAAACGAAGTGAAAGAGATTGTCAAGTCATACCGGCCGGGCGAACCTTATGTTGGCGACACGGACGCATTGCCGGACGGATTCGCGGAACTCGCAAAAACGGGAGACCTCGCGGCGGATGAACTCGCGGCATATTATGCGCTTGTCAAAGGACAGTTCAACTCTGTCATTGGCAATCAGGCGAGTGAGCAATTTCGCGCGAGCTGGGAACTGACTCAGGACGCGGAAATCCGCATCGATCCCGCGACGCGCCTCACGCCCGAAAATTTCAAGTCGCGCAAGACGCGCGAACAACACGTTGACTACCCGTGGGGGACGCGCGTCATAAGTCGCGGCCGCCTGCACTTGGTGCTGGCGGTACAGCTCATATGGGATGCGCTGGGAGACGATGCGCGGATAATCTCCGGAGACACCGACTCACTTAAAATCGCCATGCGAAACGGCGTCACCGAGGACGATGTACGTCGTGCCCTCCAACCGTTGCACGACGCGACGCGCCGAGCCTTGGACGAAACACAGTCGCGCCTCCGTAAGACCTTCCCTGCGTTGGCCAACGGCTTCGCGCATGTGGGCGAATTCGTTTCGGACGGCGAGACCTTTAGGGATTATTACGAGCTTATGGACAAGATGCGCCTGGGAGTCGACTCGACGGGGATACACGTCACGGCGGCAGGCATCAAACGCGGTAGCTATGCGGAAGCCGTGCGGCGCGTCTGGGAGGACACGGGGCGTGACTTGGAGCGGACGGCGCGAATCATGATGGACGCGGATACATGCCTGTCGCCTGATATCGCCAGGAGTATGGGACGCGACCGCCCGCGATCCACCAAGATGGTAGACCGCGTGGTGACTGACTACACGGGCCGGCGAACCTTTGTCCACGCGCACGCCGCTATCCGTTTGCGCGAGCAATCGACGTGGATTATGCCGAGCACGTCGGATACCAACCGGGAGACTAAGGCGTGGCGATGGGTGCATATGGGCGAACGCCCGGTGTCCATGCCGCACTATGTTTCACGGGAAACCGACGGGCGAATCGTTGCAAAGGACACGGAAGGGAAGATAATTTACCGGGAAGGCGGGAAGCAATGAGCGAATATTATGACTGGAACGAAACGCGGACGTATGACGCTGATATAACTATGGTCGTGGGTGCGCGAGGCATCGGCAAGACTTTCGGACTACGCCTCTGTTTCCTCCGTGACTACCTCAAGCGCGGCATATGTTTTTGTGAGATAGCCAGATATAGGGACGAGCGGCGCGGCATGGCCGGTGGGTATTTCGGGCGTATCCAAGACATGCCCGAATTTTCGGGGTACGTGTTTCGCACGTCCAGCGAATCCGCGTGGATTGCGGCCAAACCCAAAGACGGTGAAAAACCGGCGTGGAAGTTATGTGGCTATTTCGTCAGTTTGACTCAAGCCCAGGCACTCAAGAAACGGACGTTCGCTCATGTCGGTAATATTTGCTTTGACGAGGCGATCGCGGATAGGCGCGACCGCTATCACGGCTATCTCCCGGACGAGTTCGAAGTTTTGGCGAATGTGGTGGATACGGTGACGCGCGAACGTGCGGACGTGCGGCATCGCAAACCACACGTGTACCTGTTGGGTAACGCGGTGGATATCCTTAACCCCTATTTTGCGGCCTACCATGTCGGCGTTCCCGGACGCGGAAAACACTGGTACGGCAATAAAACGTTTTTGCTTGATTACGTGCCGGGCGGCAAATATTCGGAGGAGAAGGCGGCCGGCACGGTTGCCGGTCGAATGCTCGCCGGCCGTGTAGGTGGAACCGAGAACGTGGACAATACGTTTTCGGACGCCGCGCCGCCCGCGTTTGTCAAGCGCAAGCCCAGGACGGCGAGAATTGAATACGGCATCGTGTGGCGCGGCGATAAATATGGCGTGTGGTCTGACCCCACGACCTCATATCTGTGGGTCACATCCGGCTATCCCTCTGACACGTCGCTGGTATTTGCCATCACGGCGGCGGATTTTTCGGTGGACATGATGACCGCCAAAAAGGCGGACAAGGTGTTGAAGGGGTTCGCCGATCTATTCGGCGCGGGTATCGTGAGATTCGACCGGGCCGAACTCTACCCGCGTATATGCGACCTTTTGCGCATGTACGGCCTACGCGCTGTATAATGGGTGTTAAGGTGCGGCCATATGGTCAGGCTTGCCGGTGGTGGTAGGAGTATCCGTGTGGCGGGGTTCGCGCCGCAAGGTGCGCCGCACGGAGGCGTCCCGGCCGACGTTTTCCGCCGCCACGGCTTACGGCATTGGCCGGCCGCACCGCAATACGTCAAACATAGGACGGAGACAGACAAATGCCACACAATGAGACTACCGAGAAGACGCCGGCTGAGAAGCCGGACGCGACGCCCGACATCACGCCGGCCGATATCATCGCCGGGATCAAGGCACTCACGGATAGCGTGTCGCTCATCGACTCCAAGGTCGATGCGATGACTACGGCTATCACGGCCCTGGCGGAGGCAGGTCTTGCCGATGATGAGGACGCGGACGAGGACGAGACGGAGGAGGATGAGGAGGAGCGCGACATTTCCGACGTCGAGGCCCTCGACCTCACCACGCCGTTCGATGAAGACTAGTAGATAAGGAGTAGACAGATGGCAGAAAAGAACTCAACCATCCTGAAAAACATTTGGCTGAATGGCACTAACGATTTCCAACAGCGCGTGCCCGAGCCTGATGTTGCTGACATTTCGGAAACCGTCCGATACCTGACGGCACCGATGAATCGCCGCTATTACAACGAGTTTTTGGATAGCCTTGTGAATCGCATCGGCTTTACGATCGTCAGGAATGCCAAGACCTGGAATAACCCGCTTGCGGTTTTCAAAACCACGAAACTCAATTACGGCTCCACTATCGAGGAAATCGCCACAAAATGGATCAAGGCGCACCGCTACGCCGACGAAGGTAATGAGGGCGACATTTTTGCCATGCATCGCCCGGAGGTCCAGGCGGCATTCCACACGATCAACAGGCAGGACTATTACCCGATTTCGGTTAACGAGATCGAGCTCAAGAGGGCGTTTGTCGATGACTACGGGCTTAACTCTCTTATTAGTCAGATTCTCCTCGCGCCGGAGAATTCGGACAACTATGACGAATATCGCATCATGCTTAATCTTATTGGCGAGTTCGGCCGTGAGCACGGCTATTACTCGGTGCATACGGACGCGGTGCCTAATACCGAGTCGACGGCCAAGGATTTCCTGACGGACGTTCGTAAGTATGCGGGACTCTTCACGTTCCCGTCGTCGCGTTACATTGCGGCGGCGTTCGGTGACCTCCCGGTGTTTGCCAAGCCGGAAGAGCTTGTTTTGCTCACCACGCCGGAAGTCAAGGCCAATCTTGATGTTCGCGCCCTCGCCGCCGCCTTCAATCTTGATTATGCGCAGATTAATCCGCGTATTGTGCTGGTCGATGAATTCCCGGACGCCGGAACTTATGCCATGCTGACCACGGACGAATTTTTCATCCAGGCCGATACCGTGATGGAGACCACTTCGCAGTGGGATCCCGTCGGCCTCAAGACAAATTATTTTCTCCACCATCACGGTATCTATTCGGTGTCGCCGTTTGTGCCGGTCGTGGCATGGACCACGGCACAGGTTGACGATACCGTGACAACCGTGACGCAGTCTGTCACCGGCTTTACCGCGACGCCTGATGCCGAGACTGTCGCGGCTGGCGGCAAGGTGCATATTACGGCCAAGCTCACGGGTACCATTGAGCCGCCGACGGATGGCGTGGAGGTCAAGCCTGCCAGCATGGTCGCCACGTCCATTACGGCACTCGACGGCACCAAGGCCGTCGACCTTGGTAGCACGACCTATTTGACCGGTAGCGGCTATCTCCATGTCGGTAAGGGCGTCAAGAGCGGCGTCAAGATCACCGTCAACGTGGCCGCCACGTACGTCAACCCGAGTGGCGCAACGACTGTCTACACGGCCGCGCCGGTTGTCACGGTCGCATAGATCGTGATATGATGTAAGAGGACGGGAACCCGGACAATTCCCGCCCCCTTTGGCTGGTAGTGCGTGGCCGGGACTCTGTTTTCCTTCTCTGGCCCGGCCTTCCCCCCCAGTCGGATTGTGGAGCCAAGTGGAAGCCATCAAGCCCCGCCCCATGTGGTCGGGGCTTTTTCCATGCTCTAAAATAGGTGGCATGGACGATAAGAATTTTCCTATGCTCGCCGCTAGATCGGCGGAATACCCTTATACCCGTAATGTGGATGTGGACGCGTCCACGCCGACATACGACTATAGCCGGTGGACGGCGGGCGCACGCCTCCGGCTCTATCACGTCCAATGGACGCGCGATAACGTCGTGGATTTCGGGGGCGAGGCTAAGCGAGACGCTTGGTTTGACGCGCATGCGGCGGCCGCCGTCACTCTCGAGACATCTGCCAATATCAGCGTCGACGGCACTATCAAACTGCCTATCCCATTCACCACGCTACGCCGGTACAATTATTGTGTTGTCGACTATCCTGACTTCCCCGTGGATAGGGTTGACGATCCTATCCGTGTCTACGCCTATCGCATTATCGACGTGCGTAGCGCCGCGCCTTCCACGTCCATCGCCATCGTGGAGTTGGACGAGTGGCAGACGTATCGCTATCGGCTGACCTTTAGCCGGTGCGCTCTCGATCGCGGTCACTTTGCCGTTAACAAAGCGCCTACCGTTGAGGCGTATCTTGCCAATCCCATCGATACGTCGGACTGGGTGCGCATCCCGGAGCCGGACGCGCCGGCCTCCGGCCCGCGACAGATAACCGCGCATCAGATTTTCGACGTGTGGGGTGGCGAGAAATATGTTGTGCTGGGTTCTACGGCCCCGGTTGCCGCGTGGCGGGCGGAAATCCCCACGCCCGGCAAGGTTGACGCCGGCGCGGTACCCACCTACGCGGATACGGCTGACAGATATGGGCATCAATATGACGTGACGGCGGGATTCAACCCGGCCGGCGAGGATTGGAGCGCGGCGCCTGGGGCGGATAGCATCACGACCGCATCGCCTGACGGCCGCGCCCCGGCACTGACCGCGATTGCGATCAAAGCCAGTGACGTGTACGGCACCAACAGGGTTATGGACAAGCTACAGACCGCCGCGCCGTGGCTCTATGAGTCCGTGCGTGCGGCCATCATCGTCCCCGCGTCCTTCCTCTCTTTCGGCGAGGAGTTCGCCTTTTTGGGCGTCAAGGCGTATGAGTGCCGTCCGGCCCAAAATCCTCTGTGGTTGATAAGGTTTCAGGCGTCCGATTTCGGCTATCCCGTCGACTGTATGCAATGGACAAAGCTCTATGCGTGGCCGTATGCGGTCGTCGAAGTCTCTGACGATCTGGGGCATACACTCGAAATCCGCATCGAGGATTGTACCAATGGCACGACTATTAACACTCGGTGTGTGGCGCTTTTCCCCTTTGTCAAGGCGTCGGCTTTCGTCCTGGACTATGAGACGCGCGGCAAGCTGTACTCACATGACTATGAGTTCACTCGCCTTGATGGTTCCAAGGGTTTGCAAACTTTTTACGGCACGAACCCATCCGAACATTCATTCGAGCTGGATATTCCCACGTTTGCATTGTGGCGCAATTCGTCGGCCACTTTGGCCTACGATCAGGGCGCACAGTGGGAGCGCACCGGCCGCCACGCGCTGACCGACTACCATAATGCCATGAGGTCGGCCAACACGTCGCTCGAAAACACCAAAGCTGGCGCCGCGACATCACGGAGCAACGCGCACGTTTCCAACGCCCTCGCGCTCTCCAACGCAACCCGGTCGGCGGATACGGGCCTGACCAACGCCAAAGCGTCCAGCGCCACCACTCGGAGCAACGCCCACGTGTCCAACGCCCTCGCGCTGTCCAACGCCACGCGGTCGGCGGATACGGGCTTGACCAACGCCAAGGCAAGCGCGGATACCGCCCGAACTAACACCACCACGCAGACGGACGCTCAGACTCAGGTGACGGCCCGGACTAACACCAACGCGATCGACAACACGACGCTGGCGAATGCACTGGCCACGTACACGACGGATCGCAATGTCCAGGCCAATATCCTTATTACGGGTTTCGCGGACGATATTCCGACGGGTAAAACACCGGCCGGCTCAAGTGTCTGGAAACTCCGTCAGGATTACATTGCCGACAACAACATGCTGACTGCCCAATTTAGCGCGGCGGTCACGGCGGGCATCGAGTCGATCGCGCCGACGGCCGTGACCAACATGGCCCAGGGCAGCGTAGGTGCGGCGGCGTCACTTAATGGCGTCACCGGTTCGGCGGGCGCTCACATGGGTCTCGGTGCGCTGGCCGGTAACGCGGCCATAGCCGGAGGCGGCGCGGCGGCCTTGGCTGTCGGCGGTGCGGCCGTCAACGTGATCGGCGGGAGTCTCTCCTATGGCATCAACCTGACCAAGGAAGAGGCCATCATTGCCGCCAACCGCGACATGATGCAGACCAAGGAAGCAAGCGTCGAAGCGAACATGCATTATGTCAACATCCAACAGAGAGACCTGGCGACCGACGTCACTAATGCGTCGACCGATAAGGCGGCGCAGATCGCGCAGAACAGCGCCAACACCGCGCGTGACACGACGAGTTACGCCGTCAAAGCGGCGAACGATGTTGCGGACGCTAACAAAACGACGGCCTATGCCAACGCGCAGAGGTCTCGCGACACAGCCGTGAGCAACGCGACGGATAGCGCCAACACCGGCAACAACATCGCGGACACCGTGGAAAAGACCACCAACGCCAATGCCCAGCGATCGCGCGACACCACTGTGGATAATGCCACCGATAGTGCCAACACCGGCAACAATGTCGCGGACGCGGTCGAGGCCACGACCAATGCAACGGCGGGATACTCGCGCACCGATGTATCGGAGTACGCGGCTAAACAGGCCGTTGAAAATGCGCGTCTCGATCTGATGGCGGATTACAGGACGGCTGGGCGTACCCAGCCGACCGCTCAGGGCGCGGACTCCGGTAACGTCGACATGCTCGAGTGGGGCGGCGCGGTGCATGTGCGCGTCAGGACGCAACCCGTGGCCGAATTGGAGCGGGCCGCGTCCAATTTCGCCCTCACGGGATACGCCGGGGGCGGCCGACTCATCGACACGGCCAACACTTTGCAAGTGCGCAAGCATTATAGTTACTGGCGGGGTACGATGTGGGTGGCCCCGGCGCCCGGTGTTCCGTGGTCTGCCATCGACGATATCCGCGAAGCCTTTGCCGAGGGTGTGACGGTGTGGAGCAAGCCGGAGGAGATTGGCGCGGTCGATCCATTCGACAACTAGCGCTGTGGGGGCGGCGGCCCGAAAGCCGCCGCCCCTTTGTTTTGTTGTAGAATTGGAGTCATGACTAGTAGCAAATCAAGACGCGAGAGGCGCCGCCGCGTACCCTGGGAGAGCGCCAAGCAAAACTCGGGCGTATATGAGATTATGCGTAATCTGCTTGCCCAAATCGCAATGAGCCGGTTCCACTGGCATAACCTTCCGGCCGGTGTGGATTCGTGGTACCTGGAAAAGACTCTGTTTTTTGGCGGTTGCGCGACGCTGATGCAAATTCCCGGCCTCGAAGGGCCGGAACATAAGTGGTATGGCACGATGGTCGCGCAGATTGGCCGGTGGAACGTTTACGATACGCCGGCAAGGTGGGCGAGCATCGGTAATAATGGGTGGTATTACAAGTGTGACCGTCATAACGCGGTGCTCATCTGGGATAACCCTAACCGCATGCCCATCACTCCGACGATTGATTTTTGGGCGCGGGAACTCGAGGATATCCTCAGGACTAAGCAAATCAACCGAGTCCAGGCGCGAACGCCGTTTCTTATCACGGCGCCCCAGGGCCGGGAGTTTGATGCGACGCAGATTCTGAAATCGATTGCCGGCGGCGAGTTCGCCGTGCTCGGCTATTCGTCGATTGATGACGTGTCGGTGAACGCTATCCAGACTGGCGTCCCGTGGCTTGGCGGCGAGCTTATGACAGACTTCCAAAACACATTCCGTCAGGCGCTCCAAGCGTTGGGCGTGAGCACCGCGCGGACGAAAAACGAGAGAATGGTTGCCGAGGAAGTCGAGCAGGACGCTAACGTGACGGATTTCGTTGCCCTTGCCTCGCTGGATATGAGGCGCAAGGCTTGCGCCGAGTTCAACGAGAGGTTCGACCCAGATGAACCTTTGAGTGTCACGTGGAACAAGGACAACGAGACTGACGTTTACAATGATTTGGCGAATCCGATCCAGAGCCTGATGGGTGGTGCGGCGCAATGACAACTAGCCTTAGTGATTTTCCCGGCAAGCCGGATAGCCCCGCCACGTATTATGACGGTGCCACCATCACCTACGACGAATTGGAGGAGGCCGGTTTCATCGACTGGGATGCCCCCGCCTGGCATGTGGATTGGTACGACGATGCGACCAAGACGCGCCTAATTGGCAAGATTCGGGCGCGGTACGCGAATCGCAATATCGGCGTTTTGCCCCCGTATCAATGGCGTAGGGAGCTGGTGCGCAAGCTCAATGAGATTGCGCCAAAGTACAATGCGATGTATAAGGCGCTTGAATCCGCGTCGATTCTCGATGACTCCGACGTGTATTCTAAGGGCAGGAACATCTATTCGGATTTCCCGCAGACGCAACTTCGTGGCGCGTCTGAGGATTACGCTTCAACGGGTACGGATATGGAGTCTGAGACCGTCCAGCGTCGCCCCATGTGGGAGAGCATCAAGGACATCAAGACGATTCAGGACGTGGACGCCTATATCTTGGACGAACTTGAGTTTGCGTTTTCCGGCTTGATGGTCGTTCAGATCGATTGGTGAGAGGATTAGACATGTATGGGTTGAGCATTTTTGATAACTTCCTGAGTCAGGCGGTTATCCCGAAACTCTATTTTGAGGCCGTCAGCCAGGAACAGAGGTTGCAATTCCTGGCAAAGTATTGCCAAGCGCTTGAGGATTGGGGCGAGTCGCTCCGTAAGGAGCAGACGGCCATCAACGTGGACGTGGATAACCGCCTGACGGCCCTTGAAAACCGGATGACGGCGGCCGAGAGGCGACTCGACGCGGACGAAAAGGCGTTCGACGATTTCGTGACCCAGACCGGCGCGAATTTCGCCGCGTTGACGGCTCGCGTCGAGGCCTTGGAAAATGGTAAGATGGATATCGATGACACGTATACCCGCGCCCAGATGGACGCGCGATATATGAGGCTGGAGGATAGCATGGCGTGGCAAGGGTACTTCTTGGGTAACATCTGCGAGACGCTCCCGCGCGATGCCGTCGCGTCCTATGATTATTATTCATCGGCCACGGATTCGGGGTCTAAAATCACCATCAAAGTCGTAGCCAAGGCATAACCGGGAGGGATTAGACGTATGAGTGTGGAAATCTACCAGGGTAATATCGTCGCCAAAGACATCAATACTTTTAACAACGCGGTGAACGAGCTGTTCCGCGCGGCTGGCTACTCCGTGGCCACGGATACGTCCGGCAAGGTCATCACGGTTAATAATTCGTCAGCGATTTTCGGCCTCTCGAAAATCCAGATGCCCACGTCGTACGCTAGCAGCTTGGGTACCAACACGTGGAATCTTGTCATTGACAAGGAGCAGCAGACTCTAATCCTTGTCTCGTCGGCGGCTGTCACAGCGTACAGCGATTACGAATTTAAGGCCCGTATGGCTGTCGTGGTTGGCGGAACCGACATTAACGCGGGTGGGAGCAGTCAGTCGTTGAACACGCTGATTTACGACTACTGGAATGTGCCGAATATCAACATTTCCCGCACGTCGGGCCAGCCGGTTGCGCTGACGGTGGGCGTTGACAAGAATACGGGGCATATTGACGCGCCGATTTTCGTTGCGGCTAATGGCATCCTGTACCCGCTCGGCACGATCATCCAGGATGGTAGCGCGAAGTTTGTTAGCGACGGCAATGGACTGGCTATCCGCGTCAAAGAGTGATGATTTTAGATAACTAAGAGGAGGGCGACGGCTACATGCCGTTGCCCTTTTGTGTATATATAGGGAGATGGAGAGATGCAAGATACCGTTGCCGAGCAACTGTTGGCCATCCGCCAACAGCTGGGGGAGATCCAGGCAACCGTTAATCTTATGAGGGATACGACGTCGGCATTGGATGATCGTGTCAAGGTGATCGAGGAGTCGGCCAACCCGCGCCGCGCGAGTCTTATGGAGTGGCTGGGCACTGATACTGGACGCAAGATCGGGGCGGCTGTGAGTCTGGTCGTTACCGCGCTGGCGGGGTATATCGTCGGTCTCATCGGATAGGGGTTGATATGCGTAGTGTTTGCAAAAAGCTAGTGGCACTAGTTGTAGCGTTCGCGGCTTGCATGGGTATCGTGCCGGCCGCCAACGCCGCGATGTACGGCGCGGATGTGAGCGGTTGGAATGCCCAGGCGCGCACTGATTGTGCGAGCATTCCCGGCGATTTCCTCATCGTCAAGGCGACGGAGGGCACGGGATTCAGGTTCGCGCAGTTCGGCCAGTGCGTGAGTCAGGCGCTTAACGCCGGCAAGCGCGTGGCGGCCTACCACTATGCGAGGCCGTCGAGATCGTCGAGCCTCGCAGAGGCCAATCATTTCCTGGATGCGGTGCGCCCTTATAAGGGACGCATATGGACGTTTTTGGATTATGAGGATGTTCCTGCGACTGATTGGGCGCGTGACTGGCTCAAGATCGTGAGCCAGACGATGGGGCAGAGCACCGGCATTTACATGTCGGCGTCATGGGTCAACTCACGCGATTGGGGAGAGTGCACCCGTTACCCACTGTGGGTAGCGGGCTACCCGGCGGGCTATACGCGTTTCAGCGGCTATAATCCGCCCGCCTTCCCGTACAAGGTGCGCGGTTGGCAAGTGGTGAGCATGTGGCAGTTCACATCATCGGGATACCTCAACAACGTCGGGGCTTACGATCTCAACATCTTTTATGGCGACACGTCGACGTGGGATAAGCTGGCGGAGAGTGCCCCGCCGTCCACTAGCGTGGCGACTCCGTCCGGCACGATCGACAGCCAGCCAGCGCAACAGACCAAAGACATTGAGACGTTGGCGCGTGAGACGATTCGCGGTGTCTACGGTACCGGCGCGGCGCGTCGCGCGGCACTCGGCCCCAATTATGCGGCAGTCCAGGCGCGTGTTAATCAGATTCTGGGCACTCGCACATCCGCGCCGGCGTCGCGCGTGCATGTGGTCAGGCGCGGCGAATGCCTGTCCGGGATTTTCGGCCGTGACTGGCAGAGGGTTGCGCGGCTTAACGGCATTCGGGCGCCGTACACGATTTATCCGGGTCAGCGTCTACGCTATTAGCCGGGTACAAGGTGTGCCTCGGTTTTCCTAGCGCAGTTTGCTGTTATGCGCAAAGGGCCCCGCGCGGCGTCATACCGTGCGGGGCCCTTTATCGTGCTAAGTGATAATAAGCGGGGGGGGTGTTAACACTTGATGTCGGCCAGTCGAATCTGGGCGATAAGCGACGCCATATCAGGACTCCCATACGCGCCGGCGTTACGCGCCACCATGTAGAGATGGGCGACGTGCATTTCCCAGGCATGGACGGAGGACGCGAGGTCGCGCAGTTCCGCGACGGAGGTGGCTTCGACGCATTCGCGGCCGATCATGCAGGGATAGCCGTCATGCGCATAGTCGACGTGGTACGTTTCGCACACGCGTTGGCCGATTGAACACCACGGGTGGGCGGAGAGGTAGGAGCCGACTATTTCGGCGGGCTTGTCGATAAGTTCGGCAAGCGCGGACACGTAGACCCCCCACGGGATGTGGCCGTGGCAATAATGGATTTCAGAGAAATTCTTCATGGCAGATGCTCCAATTCCTTTTTTCTTTGTTGTGTGCGTGCTCAGCGTCCATAGTGCTGGTGACCGACGCCGCTATGGAGCAGCTGAGTCAGACTCTTCGGCTCCTGATCGATTGTGATGATGAGCGCCGCGGCCGTGTCATCTTCGACGTCATCCAGGGCCATCTTGATAACGTTTAAAACGGTCAGTTTGCTGAGACGGTAATAGGTTTCTGGGTCGGCCACGCTGTTCGTGACTGTAACGTTGTAATAGCGTCGGGGATGCTTAGGTGCTACCATTTTTGTTTTTCCTTTCGGTTGGCAAAGAGTGGCGGGTTAAGGGGTTGCCGCCGCCCCCCCCGTGGGGTTGGTCACCAAGTGCGGGCGAAAGCCTCGACATCATCCGCCGTGAACTCCCACTGGCGCACATCCTCGTCGTAGCCGTTGCCGATCTCGAAACGGTAGGACTTGAAGACCGCCTTGCCGTCTTCGTCGACGGCCTGGTCGCGGTCGATGGATT